TAAAATTAAAAACAATTGGAATAAATGTTAAAGAACCAGATGATGTTTTCCAAGAAGTCATTATTCAGTTTTTAGAAATGGATACTGGTAAGACTTCAACACTTATTAAAAACGATGAAGCATCAAAGTATATTATGGCGATGTATAAGGTGAATTGTTTTAGTAAAACAAGTCCATATCAAAGGACATATAATAAATATAAACATGTTGATTTTGATGAGAATAAACATAAGGAATTATACGATAAGAATACTGAAGTGTGTATGAGAGATTTTGAATTGATGTTAGAGCAAGTGGATATATTCTTTGTCCATAAGGAAGTATATAAAGATTATATATATAGAAAAATAAAGAAAAAAGGGTTCAGTATCAACAAGATAAGTATAGAAAGTGAAATACCAAAACCAACATTAGACACTAAGTTCAAGAAAATTAAAGAAGAATTGAAAAAAATAAATGATAGACAACAATAAATTGAATAATAGAATTGATAATTTACAACTATTATCAGCAAGAGATAATGTATTAAAGTATCACAAAAATAAAAGATAAAGATTTGAAAAAACAAGAAATTATTAAACATCTTATTGATAATGGGTATGAAGATGTTGAAGAAATGAATTGGAGTGACCTTCAAAAGTTTTATAAGGAAAAAGAACCATTTTTTCAACTACCATTAAGGAAGCCTGATGAAAAAGATGTTGAAGAAACATTAGAAAGAAAAATTGAGAAACAACCAGATTTAAGAACTCCATTAGAAAAGAAAAGAGCAGAATTATACCCTGAAATTATTGCTATTATGAGGGAGTTAAAAGGTCAATCAAGGGCCACACAAGGACAACTAAGAGAGATGTTTAGATTATACAACGCATTTTATTTAAGGGCAGATAGTCCCAGTTGTGGTGCATGTGTTGGTAGGGTATGGACTACATTTAGTAAAATTACAAAGGGACACCTTTAAAAAATAATAAAACAATATGATAAACATAGAGTTTAGTGGAAACACTTATGAACTACCAACCAAGTTTAGTGAGATTACTTTAGGAAAGTATATGGAGATTATAGATATACAAAAGGTTGAGAAACCAATTGATAAGTTAGTTTATATGCTAAGTATATTGAGTGGGTTGAGTGAAGAACAAATCAAAAGTATTAGTATGGACCAAATTGGTGCCATAAATAATCACCTTACTTTTATATTTAAAAGTGGTGCTCACCTACTTATTGACCAAATTAAAATTGATGGTGAGTGGTATGGTTTTAATAAAAGAATAAATGATATAAGTTTTGGAGAATATATTGACTTAGAGGAGTTCAGTAGTGGTGAAGGCACAGAAAAAAACCTCCATATCCTTATGGCTATACTATATCGCCCTCTAAAACAAAAGAAAAAGTCCTCCACTTTGAATAATTTTATAGGAAATTATATATATAAGAAAGAAAAAATTGTTAAAGATTATGAAATAGAGGGGTATGAACCAGAAAAAGTTATAGAGAGGGCAGAATTGTTCAAAAAGAAGATGACGGTAGATGTAGTTTTAGGAGCGATGTTTTTTTTTACAATTTTAAAACGGATATATATAAACAATTTAAAGCACTCTTTGACCAAGAAAGAGATGATGAAGGAGGTGATAAAGTATATGGAAGCCTCAGGAGTAAGTTTCAAGCCGACTGGGGATGGGTAAATATATTATATAGTTTAAGTGATAATATAATAAATACCCAGATTATTACTAAGATAGGGTTTAAAGATGTCCTCACATTTCTTACTTGGAAAAAACAAAGCAACGAATTAAATGGCTGATGTAAAATTAAAATTAGAAGTAGAAGTTGATGGTAGTTTAGGACAACTTGAAAAATCCCTTACTGACTTAAAAGATAAGATTAAAAATGTTAAAGTTGGAACTAAAGAGTTTAATAAACTTGCCAACGAAATTAAAGCAACAGAAACCCAAGTCAAAAACATAAACAAATCATTTGAAGGTTTAGATACAGATGCTCTTACTGGTGAGTTTGGAAAACTTGCTGGTGGCGTTACTGCTGCTATGACTGGTATTGCTGTTTTAGGTGATGGTGCCAATGAAAGTATGGAGGCTATGATACAAACCGTATCAAAAGGTATGGCAGTCGCACAAGGTTTTAAAGGTGCCACTGAGGCTATGACTGCTGCTAACAAAGTATTCACAAGTTCAATTTGGAAGCAGACCGTGGCTTGGTTAGCAAACCCTATATTTTTAATTGGAGCAGTTATAGCAGGATTGATTGCTGGTATTGTAGCACTTGTAGCAAATGGTGATAAGGTGATGACTATGTTAGATGGATGGGCTGAAAGTTTCTCATTTTTACAAGGACCAATTGATATAGTAAAGGCAAGTATTCAAGGACTTATAGATTTATGGAGAAGAGCACAGGAATTCTTTGGTGTTGATGTTGCTGGTAATCTTGCCAAGGAAGCAGATAAGGTTAGAACAGAAGAGAATATAAAGAATACTGACTGGGAAGTTAAACGATTAGAGGCTATAAAAGCCAGTGAGAAGGAGATATATAATGCTAAGAAAAAAGCATTAGAAGATAGAATTAAACTTGCTGAATTAAATAACCAAACTGAAACAGATGAGTATAAACAATTAAAAATTGACCAACTGGCACTTAATGCTGATTATGATGCTAAGGTTAAAGAGGCTGCTGAAAAGAAAGCAGAGGAAGAGAGAGCAGCCAGAGAGAAGAGAAAAGAAGAAAGTATCAAAGAAGAAGAGGATAGAAAAGCAGCCTTAGAAAAAGAGAAAGAAGATTTATATTCCAAGTTAGAATGGGAAAATGATATAGCATTGAGAAGGTTAGAATTGACTGATGCTACAGATGAAGAAATCTTTTTAAAGAAACAAGAAAATTACCAGAAGGAATTAGATTTATTATTGGAGCAGTATGGTAAAGAGAGTGAAGAATATATCAACCACCAATTAGAATTACAGGAATTAGAAGCAGAGTTTAAAGAACAAAAGGCAGAACAAGATGCTGAGGAAAAGGAAAAGGCTGATGAGAAAGCATTAGAAGAAAAGGAAAAAGCATTTGAAGATGCTACTGAGTATAATGAAACTCTATTACAAATGGATAAAGAGTTTTTTCAAAACCAACAAGATGCGTTAGACCAAGCACTTAAAGATAAACTTATTAGTAATGAGGAATATATAAAGGCTAAGAAAGCATTAGATAAGTTAGAAATGGATAGTGAAGATGCTAAGATTGCTGCTTATGCGTCAGCAGCAGGTCAAGCAGCAGACTTGTTTGGTGAGAATACGGTGGCACATAAACTCTTTGCTTCTGCTCAGGCTATAATGAATACTTACTTGGCTGCTTCAAATGCGTTGGCAACTTATACATATCCACTTGGTGGTATATTCGCAGGTTTAGCCATAGCACAAGGACTTATGCAGGTGGCTAAGATAAACGCCATTACATTTGCTCAGGGTGGTATATTAGATGGACCTTCTCACGCACAGGGTGGTATTCAAACCCAGTTTGGAGAGTTAGAGGGTGGTGAAGGAGTAATAAATAAAAGAAGTATGGCTACACCAAGTTTAAGAAACTTAGCAAGTATAGCCAATACTGCTGGTGGAGGTAGTGATTTTTCAACTGGTGATGGTTCAATAAGTCTATCCCCTGAAACTATTGCTATGATTACAGGAGGTATAAATAATAAAAAGGTATATGTTAGTGAAACAGATATAACAGCAACCCAACAAAGAGTAACAGCAATTGAAGAAGAAGCAGTTTTATAAATGAAATTAGTTAGGGCAGCGAAGAATTATGGTAATTTAATAAGTTTAGATATGATGACACTTAAAATTAAAAAAACAGAAGATGGATATATGCTGACAGATGATTTCAAATCAGCCATAATAACAAAGATATATGATAATGATAGGGAAGTGTTCCATATATATTTGGATGATGGAAGTTGTTATGAAGTTAGTAGATTTGGTGAGTTTGGTAGGTTTTTGAATAACTATTTGAGAAAAGAAAAATTAAAGAAGATAAATGGTAAAAGTTAGTATAAGTAAGAGTAGTTGAACAGGAGGCAACATTATAATGGTAAAAGTTAGTATAGGACATAACATAATTTATATATAAAATAAAATTATTTTATGAGAATTAAAGATTATGAGGATTATGATATATCAATAGATGGTATAATAACAAGTTTTAAATATAATAAAGAAAAAGTTAGAAAAACAAGTATTTCAAAAAGTGGATATGATATGATAGTATTAAATAAAAATAATAAAAAAGTATTAAAATCAATACACACTTTGGTTTGGGATCACTTTGGAACAAGTGAAAGAAATGGTAGAACATTACAAGTTGATCATATTGATGGTAATAAAAGAAATAACCATATAGATAATTTACAACTTTTAACACAGAGAGAGAATAGTGTTAAATATAGAAAATCGGTTAAAAATAAAACTACATCAAAATATGTGGGTGTGTGTTGGAGAAAAGATGTTGAAAAATGGACATCACAAATAACTATCAATAAAAAGCAATTACATTTAGGTTATTTTGATGATGAATATGAAGCATATTTAATATATAAAAAAAAGTTAGAAAATGGTTAGAATAAATGTAGATATAACACTTAGTAAGTTATTGGCTTATATTGTTTTAATTATAGGTTCTGTATATTCATTTATATTTCAAGATGCTACAGTTCTTATATCTACATTTGGTGCTGCTTCAGCAATTATTACTTTAAAGACATATACTTCTTCACAGGAAAGAAAGAAGAGAATGGAATTCCCAGAGGAAGAAACTATATAAAAACTTAAAAAATAATATATATGATTATGTTTAATGCTTGGATGATTACACTATTTTTAACACTTTGTTTAGGAGTAATAATAGGAATGATAACACAAAAAATAATAGATAGAGATGAGTAAGAAACCAGATATGATGGAAATAGAATTGATTATTGGTGATGAAAATAAAGATTTTTTGTCAGCAATGGGGTTTGTTTCCAGTCCTGCAATAGAGGAAAAATTGGTATATTTTAAAAATGAAAAGAACAATTATGTTTTCGGTAAAGTAGTTGATGAAGAACAAGGAATTATAGTCTCACCAGCACTTATTCCAGAAAAACGAATATTTAGATATAATCCTTTAACAAATGAAGAATACTATGTTTATTTTTCAAAAGAAACAATTAAAAAACTATCACAAAACTTTTTGATTAGTGGTAATCACATCAACGCAACAGAGGAACATGAAAATCCAATAAAGGGGGTTCATTTAATATACTCTTGGATAGTAGAAAACCAACAAGATCAACTTATGACTAAGTATGGCTTTAAGAATATACCTGATGGAACTTGGGTCGTGTCGTATAAGATTGAAAATGAAGATATTAAACAGAAGATTCGAAATGGTGATATTACTGGTGTTAGTATAGAAGCATGGTTGAGTGAGAAGTTTGATAGTAAAAGCCAAGTTGATAAAGACAGGGAAATCCTTGAAAAAATCAGGAAGATTTTAAGCACTTTGGAGTAAAATATGTAAAAATGATGTTTTTAATATATATTACTACCAAAGAAAAAAATAACATTTAAGTATGAGTAGGTATAAAGAGATTTTGAATGAGATGAAGTCTATTTTAGGAATGGATCCATTGAGTGAAGAAGCACCAGTTGAGGAAGTTATACTTGAAGAAACACCTATTGTTGATACAACTGAAGTTGAATTAGCGGAGGCTACATTAGAAGATGGAACTATTGTGTATTTTGATGGAGAGTGGGGTTTAGAAACCGCAGTTTTTATTGATGAAGTGATGGAAGTTCCAGTAGAAGATGGTGAATATGTTTTAGAAAGTGGAGATAAGTTCGTTATTGCAGGTGGTTTAATTACTGAAATCACACCAATGGAAGTAGAAGCTCCTGAGGAAGTCCCTGAGGAAGTCCCTATGGGTGAAGATTTTGAAAAAATGTATAATGACTTATTAGTTGTTGTTGAAGAAATGAAACAAAAATTGAATAAGTTTGAAGAGCAAGAGGTTTTAATGAAAAGCCAAATTGAGCAACTATCAGCAGAGCCTGAAGTTGAAAGTATTAGTCAGCAACCTCAAGAAAAGAGAGAGTTGAGCGCATTAGAAAAGAGATTAAACACTCTTGACGCTATACGCAGATTAAAAAAATAAATAGAATAAAATGAGTAAAAAATATGATTTTAATTGGAGTGAAAGTTTAACAGACTTCACCAATGAGAACACAGGTTTAGTAGCAGCAGCATTATATTCAGCCCCTACGATAGCATCAGGTATTCAAATCTTGGTAGGACAAAAGGGCGATGTGAAGTTGAACACTTTAGACCATAACTTATATCTACAGGATGCGGCTTGTGGTTGGACCGTTAGTGGTTCTACGAACCTTGGTCAAGTATCAGTTAGTGTATGTTCAGTAGATTACAAAGAAGCACTTTGTCCTAAAACATTAGAACCATTATGGTATGGTCAGTTAATGGCACAGGGTTCAAATCCTGAAACATTCCCATTCGCACAATATATAGTGGATAATAAAATGGGTGCTTTACAAGCAGAAATAGATAAAATGTTCTGGCAAGCAGATAGCACATATGGAACAGGTAATGCTGCTTTATGTGATGGTGTAGCATCTTTCCTTTCAGGAGCAACTGGTGATGTTTATGTTAGTGGTAGTTCAACTGCTTATTACACAGGTGGTTTTACAAGTTCTAACATCAACGCAGCAATTCAGTTGATGATTGATAACGTAGATGAAAGAGCATACACACAAGGTGATTTAACACTTTATATGAGTGTTGCTAACTTTAAGAAATATGTAGGTTATTTGATTAGTGCTAATCTTTATAACTATGCCGAAGCAGTAGCAGGTAAAACATTAGAAGTAACTATTCCTGGTCATGACATTAAAGTTATGGGAGTTGGTGGTTTAAGAGGAACAGATTACTTCTATCTAACACCAGCATCTAATTTAGTGTTTGTAACAGATAGTTTAAGTGATGGTGATTTGGATATGTGGTATTCAAAAGACAACGTTGAAGTAAGATTACTTGGTTCCTTTAAATTTGGAGTTGGAGTATATTTCAATGAGTTATTTGTCCATAATAACCAAAACTTACAGTAAGATTAAAGGGGAAACCTTCAAAAAATAACAGATAAAAAATGGGTTGTTTAACAATAGCAGGATACACTAAAGGATGTGATAGTTCTTATGGAGGTATCAAGCAAGTAGCAATTTATGAGAAGGCGGCTTTTGATTGGACTGGTGCCACTATATCAGGTGGTATTATATCAGCAGTTACAATGTATGATGGTTATACAGGAGCAACTTATGCATTCCTTAAAGACAATAGTAATTGGACTGAGGCAATCGTAGGTGATGGTATTATGACTACAGTTCATTGGACACCAATTATAACTTTAATGTTTAGAAGAATGAGTGTTACACTTAGAAATGAAATTATGGAACTTTCAAAAGGGGACTTAGTTGTTTTC